CATTCTTTAGTAGCTTTTGTAGCTCAGTCGTAGATCCTACAAAAAGATTATTAGTCGTGTTTGCAATCTTTTTGATTTCATCTTTCTTATCTATTTCTTTCTTTTTCTTATTAAGGTCCATCAGTCTATCATTCACGTCAGAAATGTTTTTAATCATTCCTGAGAGTACTTCGAAAGCTCGAGGGTGTTCGCTTTCGCGCGCGACCTCTATCATAAGCTCAAGACTTTGCTTGCCTTTTTCCACGAGTTCGTAATAAGTATCTCGAGAATACTTGTAGTCGTTATCAATGTTCTTTTCTTCTGGAGGAAAGAACTTTTCCATATCATCACTCATTTAACGTCACTAACTCTCGGTTTTTAATATGTTCTGCTTCAATATCATTTTTAGACTGGCCGTAGTATCTTACAGCATGATGTTTCTCAACCATGTAATCATTTATAGATTGATCTGCATAGTTCGTAGTTCTCCACAACTCACCTAGTATTCTACCAAATTTTCCGGTAGCATCTTTATGCGTCTTTAATACGATACCACCATCATCATCTAGCATTCCAGTTAAAAAATCTTTTGCAGCTAAGCCATATTTTTTCTCAACAAGATCTCTTGTTCTTGATTCTGGTGTATCAATGGCATATAACCTAACTCGCTCTTTATGTAACCATACTCCAAATCCTAAATCAATATCAACGTCCACTGTGTCACCATCTATTATCTTTACCACTTTACATCTGTATTCATACATTTTTAACTCACACTATCTAATATATTTGTTGAAAATCCAAAAGTACTATCATCAAGACCGATAACGTTCGATGGATTAGGAGTAACAACTATTGTTTCTAATCCTATGTCAGAATCGTTAAGACCTGCCTTGATGTCAAATATTTTTGCTCGAGCATCACGTATGATGCTGGTGTCTGTTATTGGACCATGAAAACTTAATTTCATTTCAAAGTCCAAACTATAAATTATCGTTCTTCTTTGTTCCATTGCTCCTTCGAAGTCATCAGAAAAAGAAACACCTTGTATAATAACTTGTATGTCTTCTTTAAAACTAGGATATTCTGTAGCAAACGGTTTTATAGTCAATGCGTATTGTGGATTAAACGTTGGTAATATTTGTTCCACGATCTGTAAAGCATCATCTTGTGACTTAGCATACGCGTTTAACTGAAAATTTATTGAGTAAGGAACCGGATTAAAAAAACGTTGTCTCTTAGTATTTTCTCCGGTTGAAGCATTGGTGGTAAAGTTTCCAACCTTTGCTAATTGTCTTTGTGCGTCATATGAGATCGAAGTAATCTCAAAAGATAATCTTGGTAACTTAATTGCAACCTGTGTGTCTTCAGTTAAGTTAGGATTCTCTCTTATTCTTTCAAGATACTTTTGTTTTGGCGCATATGATAGTGGAACTTTGAGTTGGCTTATAACAGCACCAGATGAGTTTTGTCTCACTACGTATATATTATTAAAAAGCCTGCCGAACAGCGCTACCGCTTTTTTAGTTTTAGAATGATAAAAGTGTCCACCAAACATTAGTTGTTACTCACATCGCCAAATGGATTAGACTCGCTAAAATCAATAAAGTCTGCTCCTGTTGAAAATTCTGTATTTTGTTCATTATTTGATAATTGATTATCTTCAACTACGAGTGTTATAATACCACCGGCTCCAGACTTTAAACCTACGACATGCTTGTTAGCAACAAAGGTATGGTACTTACCGTCATCGGCACCTGCATGAATAATATGTAGTTTATCATCTGAGTCTGAATACTTCGCGACCTCACCACGCATTAATGTCGTACCGCTTGGACTCGTTATCGCTTCTCCGACTTGAAACGTAGTAGGATTAGGATCGGTAAATTTTATAGTAGGATTTGAATATCCAGTACCCGGGTTAGTTAAGGTTAATCCATTGACCTTACCGTTGTTACTATCGATCGTAGCAACTATCGCAGCCCCAACACCATTTGAATCAATGACTGTAACAGATGGAGCGTTAGTAAAATAATTGTTTCCGCTGTCGGTAATGTTAAGAGTTTGTAGTGCACCAGAACTTAATGTGGCAGTCGCCTGAGCGCTGTCTCTTGTGTTATCAAGAGTTAAGATATACTTGTAAGCGTACTTAGTTTCAAGATCATCGAGTACGTCAATGCCTGTGTCCATGTCCTCACCGGTGTACTCATATAACTGGCATCGCATCTTGAAGACTGGAAGGTTACTTAACTGATAAAAAGGTTGTTCATGCTCTACGTGTGTTATTTGAAAGAAAGATTTACTTAATGGAAGATATATTACGTCGCCTTCAGCAGGTCTTTGTACTGTAATCTCATTATCGTATCTTGCGACAGTGTCAGCCCATCTTTTTCTTGATACTACAAAAGTTGCCTCATCTCGTATCTCTACACCAAATCTTGTAAATAGATCGCCTTCACCCTCAAATCCTTCTGTGTTTTCGATATACATCTCAAGCATATAGGAAGAATTAAAACTCGAAACAGGATCATCACCTAGTATGGTATCTTCATTGACTATGTCTCTTGGAAGATAGAATACGTCTTGGCCATAAGTCTTAAGCGCCTCAATGACTATATCTTCATAGAGGTTCTGTTCCGATCTTACTTTTTGACTGAAGTATAAGTTAGTTGCCATATCATCCTACGAAAAAGTCTGGTGGAAATTCGTGTTCTAGTCTCAAGTTTTCTCGAAGAGTCGCTATCTCTCCGGTTGCATCATCATATATCTGTCTTCCATTTAAAATGACTCCTCCGGGCAGCTGCATGCCTTCAAACTTAACTAAGTTCATGCCCCACTGTTGTTTGATCAAAGCGGTAGTGTATTCCTTAACAAACATATCGTTAAATATTGATGTGTGATCGCTGTCATTGACTTCTGAATAAACTTCAGCTACGATAAAATCGCCTTCCTTGATATCGCCGTCTGCAAAATCTCCAAAGATGTATAACCTGTTCTGTCTTCTTGCAAACTGAACCTGTGGATGACCGTTAAGTTTCATGTCCAAAAGCGATAAGTATTGCTGCATTTGCTCGTAATACGCTAGGTCTCCAGCAAAATTCATTAAGTCAGCAATATCGTTTAGCATCATCTGATACTTGATATCAAAAAAGTTTCTTGAGTTATTAAATGAACTCGTAAGCGGAAACATTTTTGAAACAAACAATATGTTACTCGCTAGAGTAATATACTCATTAGCGACGTCAGTAGCAGTGATTTGATGTTTAAGATAAGTTCTTATAGTCGCATCAGAATGAAACTCACGATAATACTGTAACGCTTCGTCTACACGATCTTCTACTTGATCCTCGTCAACGTTGACTTCAATAACTGGATCACCTAGACGTCTTTTACAATAGTCTATAAGAGTTGCTCTTGAATTAGGTACTGCCATTTTAAAATCCTTTTAGTCTATTTATAAGGATTAGCTAGCTCCAGCTAACTCCACTAGCTGTTGTTGGTGTTTTCATTGCTGCTATTTGTGCAGCGATACCATCTTCAATGATCTTAACTTCGTCTGCACCTAATGCATCCTTTGCCCACTGAATCGCATCACTCTCTTTTATATCTGCATATGCTATAAAAGATTGTGATCCTAGTGTTACACCTACTGATCCGTATGACGATCCAAAATTGCCATCGCCGTCTGTTTCTTCTGCTCTCCAGTGAATAGTTGTTACCACATCAGCTTTATCGCCTTGTGTGATATCTCTATCCATTGTTGATACAGTCCATGTTACTGCCATTTTATACTCCTATGGTTTTGGATATTTTGCTTTGATAGCATCAATAGCATCTATCCAGGTTGTTGTTGAATTTTTCATATCGTCATAACGCATTTCATCTTGATTAAGTTTGTCGTATTCTTCTTTTCTATCTCTTTGATACTGTTGAGCTTTCCATTCATCTAATTTTCTTGCTTCTTCTTTTTCATCTACTGAAATTAAATCTCCTTTGATTGCAATACCATCTTTATGAGTATAAGAATATAATGAATCATAAGTTTCATTTTGTGGTACATTAGCAATAACATATTTATCAGTATCGGAATACATTTCGCTAGGCAAAGTATTTGCTGACATCAAGAATGCATCATTTGTTTTGTCAAATATTAATATCATTTTTTACCTCTATTAATCTACATATATGTAGTTACTTTTATCCAGTAATGACCACCACCTATATATGATCCAGCATTTTTAGTTATTCTAACTGTGCCAGTACTAGGAACGCTGTATGACCAAGAGCCTCCATTACCTGAAGATATATTTTGTATGTCGTGAGTGGATAATATGCTACCACCATATAAACCAAGAGTAGAAATACGAGAAGCACCATATCCATTTATCGTGTAATGTGTATAGGTGGCCTCTATTAGCATAACACCAGCACTAGATATAGGTGTAATATCAAAATTTACTACAGTTTGGCTATTAGCTAAACTTCCATGATAGAAATATTCATGAACACCATGAGTCTGTATTTTAGGCTTACTGCCATGAATAAGCACACGAACTGTATTGTTGGCAAGGAATTTTATATGGTTTCCATTACCAGTAGCACCACCAATATTTATATTATCAGGAGAATAAAGCCAAACTTCACCAGCAGCTGCTCCATGTGCATTATAACTACTACCTAGCAAAGATATGTCCATTGTTGCGCCACCATTGGAATTATCAAGCATTATGCCATCAGAAGAAGCACTGGCTAAACCTAAGGTCAGCTTTCCTCTTGATGTAGTAGTTCCAAGTAATAAGTTACCACTTGCATCAATACGCGCACGTTCATTACCAGCAGTAAAGAAGTTCATTATACTACTACCACCACCAGTCTGAATAGATGACGCACCAGAACCAGCTTTAAAATAAAATGAATCGCTTGTGGTAGTATTATTTAAATATATAAATTGATTTCCTGCACCTGCAATATGTAATTTTTGGCTAGGGTCAACACCAATACCAACGTTTCCATTATGATTAACAATCATTCTTGTAGCGTTATTTACTCTATCGTAAATTTCATAGTCTAAACCAGCAGTAATGTTTACTCCAACTTCCCATTGATTCGCGCCATTTGCCGTATAATATAGCGAAGCATTTTGGTTCGAAGAAGTCGACTCAATGCCAATTTGAGTATTTGCACTACTTACTTGAAGTTTAAAATCAGGACTTGTAGTTCCAATCCCAACTCGCCCTCCTGTAGACATATCTAATGAAAGAGGGGTTACCACACCAACACCATTATCATTACCTTGAAATGTTATATCACCATCTGCAAAAGGGTTGCTAAAAACAGCACTTCCTGAAGAGTTTTTTATGCTCATGAAACGATTACTTTGACCATTATCTTGGAAGTGAACATCGCCACCATCAACGTCAATTATAGTATCACCTGCTACATCAAGTGTAAAATCGCCACTAGCATTGGCTATGTTACCAGTAACAGTCACGCCACTTGATGATGTGGCTAGTTTGATTTGTCCATTATTGTAAAGTGAGACTGCTCCGTCAGATACCATTTGTGCATGAAACTTCGAACCTGCACTATTGTAGAATTTAATATCATTACCCCAAATTCTTAAATCACCAGTACCAGTTTCTTTTACATCTGAATGAGCACCAGTATGACTAATAACAAGGTCAGCACTTGCACCTAATTTTATTTGGTCACCATCACCCATGTTAAGATGTGTTTGTAGTGTGGTTTCTCCTGCTACGTTAAGTGTTCCATCGATATCAGTTACGTCTAAGTTTGTCGTGCCATCAATATCGATATCACCAGAGATATCTAATGAAGTGCCAGTTAAGACACCTGTAACACCAAGTGTGCCAGCCATTGCAACATTACCATCGAATGTACCACCTGCAGACTTACTGACAGTGTCTGCCACGCTAAAGGCATCATACACGGTAATCGTAACGATGTCACTCGCGGCCGCACCTTCGGCAAGAACTACCGAAGTTCCTGACGTCGCGGTGTAGTCGGCAGGTGCGAGTAACACGCCGTTCTGATACACATCCATAAAGTTAGCGTCAGTATAAGAGAGAGTAATACCTTCTGAACTCGCACCAGTAAAAGTCGTTTGACTTCCACTCGCGGTATAGGTATGTACTCTTCTTACGCCGTTACTTGGTGATACACCAATGTATGTCATTACTTCTCCTAGGTTACAGTAACTTCAGGATCTTCTTTCTCTTTCACTGACTCGATAAGTTTACTCGTAAACACGCTCTTTGCCACGGTTACCTGATCGAGTTGAAATTTTAAGTTTCCCTCTTTATTCTGCAAGTCTTTGATTTGATTAACCATGTAAACCTGCTCCGGAGTGAAATCCTTAATGTCGTGTTCTTTACCATCAATGGTTATAGTATTAGTTTGATTTTCTTTTTCCATAATCTTTCCTTTTTATTATATAGTAGAATTAGCTTCAGTAAATGTCTTATACGCAGTCTTCACTGCATCGGTCCACGCCGCGGTAGCAATCGCTTGCACGTCCGCGTCTTCGCCAGAAATGTCTGTCGCGTTATGCGTCCAAGTCTTCTTGCCATCGCTGTCTTCAACGAATGTAGAATTAAAAGGTTGTAACACGTGTCTGTGATAGTTCCTTGAAATCTCTGCACCGTCTTCTTTAATCACGGTTGCGCATCGAACTTGTATGTTCCATTTATTTACGACTTCAATCTTGTCGTTTTCGGTTTCTTTGGTTATCGCCATTTTTTTCTCCTTTGTCCGTCTCTAGAATCCACTAGAGATATAGGTTATTTATAATCATGATTTAAACTCAATTTTGTCATCATTTACTCTTATTTATGCTGATGTTTTATATGTTATTGTAAAATAAATTGCTACTCCTGATAAATTAGCATATGAATTTGTTCCAAAACTATTATCAGGATAAATTCTCATATAATTCGTACCACCACCACCAGTAAATAAAACTTTATTGGTTACACCATTAGTAAAAATTTGACCTAAGCTATTATTAGTAGCACTTGTGAAAGGAATTGATATGTTTATAGCAGTGCTATCACTTGATGATGGAAAAGTAAAAGAACCTATATAATTAACAACATTGCCTATTTTAGTATATACAGCACCTGCACCACTTGGAGAAGCACTAGAATTTGTGAAAGTTATAGTATGAGTTCCTTCTTCATAATCGTCAAGTTCATTAGCTGTACCAGTACCACCCAGTCTTACACCACCTGATAAAAAGAGGTTTTGAAATCTTTTAGTTGGTGAACCAAAATTTATTGTACCATCAGCTTGTGAACCAGCTTCCATAGGTACAATAGAATGTCCTCCAAACATTAATCCAGCGTGATCTGTAGAAGTAGATCCTATTGTTAAATTATTTCCAGCTATTAGACTAATACTTCCAATGGCTGAACCATCTTTACGAAATTGAATTATGTCTCCATCACTGGCTTGTCTACCAAATATACCTGATATACCACCATTTCGTGTTGCTACAACCATACCTATAGGATTAAGTTGTATTCCTTTATCACCAGTTCCAGTACCATCAACAAACTCTGCGGTGTTACCTATAAAAACATTACCTGACGCATCAATACGCATACGTTCAGTTAAACTAGTTCCGTTGTGAAACGCAAGCGAATTGTCACCATTCAGACGTACCTGTCCTTTTGCTGATGTACCATTATTAATTTGAAAAGATAAATTTGCAGATGAGTTTGTTTGAGTTGAGTTAAGAATAATATTTTCAACATTTGATGCAGCTTGTGTGCTTTGAAAATAACCTATAGCACCAGTACTATTGGTTACATGAAGTCTTCCACCATTAGGATTTGTATTTCCTATACCAACATTTCCTGATGAATTGATACGCATTACTTCAGAAAATGCACCAACGTGAAATCTTAAAGTACCTCCAGTATTGTTAGTGCCAATCTTTACAGCATTGTCATCACCAGTCCATCTTATTATGCCACCAGCAATAGCTACTGGAGAGCCTAATAATATTTGTGAGTTATTTGCATTAGGTGAAAGTATAGTTAAGCCTGCATCTCCACTATTTTCCAAAACTAATTCATCAGCGGCGGCATTGGCTGTAATACTACCAGCGGTAGCAGTATGAATATGTACTTTACCATCAGGAGTTGTAATACCAATACCAACATTGCCTGCTGCGTTAATACGCATACGTTCTGTATCACCAGTAAGAAATGTGGTATTACCTGTATACTTATTTCCAAAAGCTACTGTGGCTTCATATCCTTTTACATACTGAGTTCCACTGCCTGAACCACCAATTAATATATAATTACCACCTCTGGCGATCTTAACAGCATCACCGGTAGAACTCTCTTCAACTTGAAACTGAACGGTAGGAGTTATACCTATGCCAACTTGTTCTGAACTGTCAATAGTGATAGCATTAGCGTTGGCAGAATTACTGATTCCAGTGATTCCTTCTTTACCTATCTTTGTTAATGCCATTACGCATTCTCCAATGTTGTTATTCTTGCTTCTAATTCTTGAATGGTTTTAACTAGTAATGGAATTAGCTTGGATTGGTCAATGCTTTGATAGGCTAATCTTGTTTGTTCTTTACCATCATTATCTGTATATTTTTCTGTACCATCTTTTTCGCCAGTTATAGCTTCTGGTACTATTGATGATACTTCGTGTGCTAAAAAACCATCAACAAATGTATTTGAATCATCACTTATCCAATTAAATCTAGCTGGTTTTAATTTTTTTAACCTAGTAGTTGCATCAAATTCGTATGTTACATTTTCTTTTAAACGATAATCTGAACTAGTGTTAAAAGAAGTAGCTGATGTACTTACAACTATACTTCCTCTTTCACTACCTTGATATTTAAATGAATTTGTTTTAAGACCCCCAACTAAATTATGATTATGATTTAAAAAAGGATAACCACTATTGTAATTTATAGTTAATCCTATTCCACCATTACCATTAGTTATAGCACCCCCAAATAAAATATTACCAAAATCATCTATTGCCATTCTAACAACTCGACCAGATGGTAAATAAGTGTTATAGTTTTGAACAAAAAATTCTAATTTTGGTCTTAGATACGCTGGTGTACTTTGTTGTAATTTTCTTCTAATACCTACTGCATATGCTTCTCGGTTTCCAAGTGCAAAATCGTGATAATTATTAGCATGAACAATATTAGCAGAAGCAGTTATTGTCGTATTTCCGCTTGTATTGCTAGTTACATCTAGCATAGAGTAAGGATTTGAAGAATTTATGCCTACTAGACCACCACTTGTAATACGCATTTTTTCTGCGTTATTATTATAAAATAACATATTTCCAGATTCACGATTGTTTATATATGCATCTGTTCCATATTCTATTATAGAAAAACCATCATTAACTGTTGTTCCTGTAGTGCTATTTTGTAAATAAATATAAGGATTGGCGCTATCATATATAACAAACTTTGAAGCTGGACTGCTCATACCTATGGCAACATTACCTCCCGAAGTAATACGCATGCGTTCTCCACCACCAGTAGCAAACTTTACAGTATCCGCAGTTCCACTGTACATTCCTGTATTTGGGTCTCCTACGAAACTGTATGTAACGTAATTTGCACTACCTCCAGTTCCAGTTGAACCATATAAGTTGTAAGTATGAGTTACACCTGATCTAACATGACCATCTGTTATAGTAAGATTTCCAGTTAAAGTTGCACCACTTGAAGTTGTTTCAAACTTCTTAGAATTATCGTAATAAAGTTCTACTGCACCATTAACAGTCATAGTAGCATGAGTTTCATTTCTTGCTTGGTTTTGAAAAAGAAAACTACCACTTGATAAAATAATGCCACCAGTGCCTTCATCAGCAATAAAACTATTTCCACTTGTTGAGTTGTGGTAAATCTGTAAATCTTGAGATGCACCTAACTGTAATTTTGCATTATCAGTAAGTTTTACATCATGTCCAAATATCGCTGTTCCTGCATCTGACATATCAAGCGTAAGAGCAGTTATTTCTGAACCATTATCAATACCAGCAAACATCATGTCTGCATCGTTTACGATGCTTTGTATCTTGAAACGATTACTGTCAATTTTTAAAGCACCGTATTGTGTTCCTCCATCTAATAACCTAATTTCACCATTATCATTAGCATCTAATCTGATGTTTCCAGCAACATCTATAGTTAAGTCACCACTAGATAAATCTATCTCCGTACCATCAATAGTTATATTATCAACTTTAACTCCAGCGTTTGCAGTGGCTATACCTGCAACATCAAGCGTGCCAGTAAGATTACCGTCGGTAAGTATCTTTGCTAGTTCTCTTGATCTTGTCATTCTTTACTCCTATTCTGTATAATATGATATTGAAAAATCTATTCTCGTTCCGCTAGCATTAGCACAAGTTACATGAGTGGCGTTATTGTAAATAAAGAAAACATTATTAGCCGCATTTTCTATATTAGGCCGCATATTATTACTTGCATAAGTATTACTAATATTAGTGTAGCTAATATTACCACCTCCTAAATAATAACCATTTATACTTGATGAAAAGGGCAAACTAAGGTTTAAAACATTGGTGTTTGTAGTGGAGCCTACTGAAATAGATGCTTGTACAGTAACAAGTCTACCTATCTTTGTGTAATGAACTCTATTATTTGTAATAGGTGCTTGACCACTTATTTCCACAAAAGTATGAGTTCCTTCTTCATAATCGTCAAGCATATTAGCTGAACCAGTACCACCTAAATTAATACTTAACTGTCCATTATTAGGATTACTTATTCTAGCAAAATTACTACCATTATCATATTTCATTTCAAGTGATGACGTACCACCTTCATCAAAAACTTTATATCCGGCTTGTCTACTAGCATTACCATTTTGTGCTACTACGAAAACATCAGAACCGTTATGATCAACAACATCTTTAATAACCAAGCTACCTTGTATAGTATTGCCACTCGTTCCTATGCCTATACGACCTGCTGAATGTATACGCATACGTTCTGCATGATTAGTTCCAAATCCCATAACATTAGTATTATGATGATAATAAATGTAACCTTCATAAGCACCAGTACCACTTGTTGCATCTCCAAAACTAATCTGTCCTTGATTATTAGTTGCACTATATAAAGTAATAGCTGGATTAGCACTGCCATTACCAATAGTTAAAGATGTTTGGCCGGAAGTAGTAATCGCAGTTGTGCCACCTAAAATCATATTACCCGATGAATTAATACGCATACGTTCATTAGTGGCTCCAGAAGTAGTTCCTTGATAAAAGATATAAGTCCCATATGTAGAGTTATTTGCACCAACAGCAAAAAATCTTGTATCACCAGAGTTATTATCAATAAGTGTAGAATTTGCTACGTATGGTTGAATACCCCAACCAAGACCACTAATATTTAAAGCAGCAGTTCCTGCAATACTGCCTGAAACAGCTAGTTTTGTAGCAGGACTGCTAGTACCAATACCAACACGACCTGATGAATCAATACGCACACGTTCTGACCCAGCAGTTGATATTCTCATAAACTGTGATGAATGATTATATTCAAAACCACCATCATATTCAGAAGCACCTGATGTTCCGTCTGAAAAGAATAATGCACCTGATGAATTAGATGCTGACCTTATTGTTATACCGTTTCCAGCACTTGTATCTCCTACAGTAAGTTCATCTGCTCCAGCAACACCTTCTGTAGTGTTACCAATCATCACACGGCCTGACGCATCAATACGTATATGTTCTGAATCATTAGTCTTAATTGCAAAAAAATTAGAGCCATGATTGTATTCAATCTGTCCGATATCAAAGTCTGCTGTATCACCTAATTTTATAATTGAAGAACCACTTGTGCCTGATATAATTGATAATATAGAAGAACCACTTGAGTTTCTAAGTAGATAGTCACCGCCTTCTGCGGTTATATTTCCATTGAAAGTTACGCTTTGATTAGCGTTAGCAGTAAAAGCAGCGGAGCCTCCAGTCGTAAAAGTTATAACGTCTGATCCTGAGAATGTAATATTTGTATTCGCATCAGCGTCACCAGATATTGAATCTAAAGAAATACTACCTACGTTAGTTAAGTTAGCGTCACTCATATCCAAACTACCAGTAACATCTAAGTCACCGCCTACGCTAACATTTCCACTAAACGTTCCGCTAGTAGCTGATAACGCGCTTGTTGGAGGATGCGTTACTGATGCAATCGCTCTTGATAATGTAAATACGAATATGTTATTTGTGCCTGCCGAAGGCGCAGGACTGAATGTTAGTGTGGTTCCACTTACTGTATAGTTTGCCGTGTCTTGAATAACACCGTCAACCGATACGAGTATCTCTTGCTCAGAACCGATTGCAGTTGACAAGGTGAATGCAGTGGTACTGTTGTTACCGCTGAATCTTTGTACTGCCGGAACTGAAGAGAATCGACTTGGTGAGGTGTTACCAATGTATGTCATATTATGTGATCTCCATAATACTCATAGTAACTGAAACTTTGTCTGCAACCGAGCAGTCAATTTGAATTACGTCTGTTGTCTCTAAGACGACTTTACTTCCTGATAGTATCTCAAGCGAGCTACCTACAGGAATCGGTGCATCTTTTAATAAGAATGTAGTCGTATTCGTAGCTGTTCTACCACCACCGCTCGTATCAGATACGAGTTTGACTGATGCCGTGACCTGTGCAGTATGTACGTTTGATAGCACCATTCCAAGTATCACTGTCGTTGTCGAACTCGGTGCAGTATATAAAGCTTCAGGTGTACCTGCGCTCGCCGGCATTACGTCATGTGAGACTACTTTAAATGTGTTTGCCATATCTTCCTCTTATCCTAACGCAATCGCTAATGCCA